ATGGGTTGTTCTTTGTAGTGGGTTCCTGCTACCTGTATATCATTTGCGCTCATGCTTTGCCTTTTCGATTTGTTCTCTGATCCATTTGGGTCCACCCAGTTGTAGCAACTTAAGCCGCTGGCTCTGAGTCAGCTTGATGCTGTAATACACGTTCAGTGGTTCACCTTCTCTCTTTGCACTCATTGACTGTCCTTCGTCCGTTTTGTGTACTCAACGTCAAACAAACGTGTTATCTCAGGCATCATGGCTTTAAACAATTCATTGCGATCAATTACAGCCTTCTTTACTTGTGGGATGTACTCGGGCACAACCATCAAAACTCCAAGGTACTCGGCAAAGTCAGTCAGTATTGTTGCTGCAAAGTCTCGGGGTGATGCGTACCACTCATCAAAATAGCTTCCGTCTTGCGTTTCAATAAACGCCAGCATCTTGTCGCGTAGTTCTTTAATAGTCATGGTCGTTTCCTCGGTAGTGGTGCCCAGTGCGTCCAGAACTGTGTCTGTCCGGGCACGCGTTCGTAATGCCCCATTGTCGCTACTCCGCTACGCCCAAGCAGCAGAACCTTGACCCCGGTGGGCGTTTGTTCGTCAATCGGTATCCAGTAATAATCGTCGGCCACGATAGCCGCCTTGGTGCTGTCCAGCTTGTACTGCTGCTCACGCTCGATGCGCTCAAACTCGTCGTCTTCAGTGATCATTTTTAGCTTTCAGTTCGTAGTCTTTAAACACCGTCCCCTTGCTGGCATTGCCACGCCAACATTCTTTGACCCAGCCTCGTTTGCCAGACTTATAGGTACGCCAGTGGCCTCTAGCCTGATGCCTGCGGGGGCTTGCGTGTGTACCGCCGCGAGACTCTGACTGCGGCTTGGGCGGCTCAATGATTACCGTATGCCAGTCGTACAAAGGTTTCAATCCACGCTTGGCTCTGCTTACGTTGGCCTTGTGTGGTGTTGGGACGTAAGCCTCTACGGGCATATCCAACGATGCGTAAAACATAGCCACAATCGCACACATCATGGACTGGTCTTGCGGGTCGATTGGTTTGTCTACCGGTCCAACTTTTGGCTCCCCGTTATCTTCAGCAAACAAAAAAGACCCAAGGGTCTTGTACCCCGTTGGTTTCATAATCCAGCCCGACACTATGGTAGCTGCTTGTTCAGCCAGCACTGACAGCATAAAGTCACCCTGCGCTGTTTTGCCGCACAACATCATGTTTTTGTAAGGCGCTGGATGGAGCAAGTATTTGCGTTGGTCATAGCCAATGTATTCCTTGATTGCTCCAGTTACATCAAACCATTGCATCTGAGTTGGGTCAAGGTCGGCCACCGACACCATCTTGACCATTTCCCGTACTAATGGTGTCATTGCGGCTTCTCCTCGTCATCAAAATCCATATCAATAGGGTGCGGCACATCGTCATGCACGATAACTCCATACTCATCTGCTATTAGCAACTTGCCGCATACTACGCAGTAATATCCGTTCATGTGTTGCGCTCCTTCAGTTTGGCTTCGACAGCACGGGCAAACTCAATCCACTTGCTGCCGTAAACATTGTTCCTGTCAAACAAATCAAGTATCTCTTCTGCTTCCAGCCCTACCCACGGGCGTGGTTGCTGCGCGGCTTCCCATAGCTCCTCCAAAGACGTTAACCATTCTGTTTTTGTCAGTGGTCTGTTGCTCATTTGTTCTTCTCCTCAGACTCATCATCACCCATATCTTTGAGCATGTGGTTTAACGCCATCATCTGTTTTGTTTTTTCCATGCTTTGAGCGTAGAGTATGTCCATCGCCTCACGCAACGCAGTAGTAGCGCCATATAGTTCGATGATCTCTTCTTCGATTGCTTGTTTGGTTTTCATGTGTTGCGCTCCTTTAGTTTGGCTTCGACTTCGCGTACAAGATAGCGGCGAGACAAGCTTAACGCGGACACTTCTTCCTCCGTCAGCCCTACCCACTGGCGCTGTGGTGGGGGTGAAGCGGTGTAGAGGGGAATATTGAATATGCCGTCCAAAACATACCCCATCTTTTTCTCGTGATCGCTTGCAACGGAACCAGTAGTGGCCTCCATCCACGCCACCGGCTCCTGCTCTGGCTGTTCCAGTGCGGCACGGAGGTCTGCGATTGCTTCTTGCGTTGCTTTTTGACCGCGAAAGCTGTCCACAAAAATCGCTGCTGATTTCAACGCCTCCAGCGCCTGCTGCGCGGCTTGTCTTAGTGTGCTCATTTCATACTCCTTCCAATTTCTGCTGCTGCGCGGGTGATGGCGCGGCGGGTTGCTGCGTAGGGGTCAGGGTCGTCAAGAAAAGCCCCCATTCCAGAGTGAGTCCAGAGTTTCAACTTCACCGCCAGCCGCAGCGCATCGCCATCGTCTTCAAGTGGGTTCCACTGGTTAAACTCAATCCTCATCTTTGCATCTTCCAGCCCACAAGCCTTCGCAGCAAGGTCAAGCAGTTCGCGGTCAGTCATGTCCCCTCCTTAATGTTGTGGGCGGCTTCGATGGCTCGGGCAAAGCCGTTGCGCGTCATGTGACCTTTTGACGCTGCGCTAATTTGCTCATCCGTCAGAGGCTTGCGCTGTGCTGCTCTTTTACCATCGGCAAAACCTCTTTGGTACACAATCAGCAGCGTGTCAGCGTAAACCTGCGTGTCATCGTCTTCGTCGTGTGTCATATCAAATACCCCGCCAAGAAAAAGAGTGCCGCAAGTGTGCAAAGCGTCAGGACAATGGCAAGGGCGCAATCCATCCAACCGTATTTGAACAAGCCCTCTTCGTCATCGTCTTTCATAAGGGTGCGTCCTCAAAGTTTTCAGGGTTAAACGGCATCGGCTGGATGGGCCGGTTCGGGGGCAACTGGGTGGGGAAGGGCCATGTCGTTCCCCTTGCTCTGATGGCGGCAATAATGTCTGGCAAGTACGGAGTTTCCATATCTGCAAACAGGTCAGTTACCCGTTCTTCAGCGGCCTCGCGCTCGGCTGCTGCTACAAGGTTGGCAAAGCGTTCAAGTTCTGGCTGCACCTCTTTGTGTGTAAACAGCCCAGCCTCCCGCGCCATTCGGATGATGTCGTCTTTGGTCATGTCCGATGCCCCCGTGATGGCAGGCTGAACGCCCTCAAGCTACCTGCCCTCGGCACTTGTGCAGTGTGATCCCCGTCGCCAATGCGGTACGTCCCGCGCCGCCAGAGGTCATTCTCCGGGGCCTTGACTTCACCCGGCAGCTTCTGCCTTTCCACGTACTGACCAAGCGTCTCCTTGGTCTTCTTCTGTAGCTCAAGGGCTGCGGGGCGCACCATGTGTGTGGGGGTGCGGTTGACTTTAATTTCTTCTAAGATGCTCATTCCCATGCTCCTTCTCCAAATTCGTCTGTGTGTTCCAGTGCGAAGGCAAGCAGTTGCTTGACCACGCCCGGTGTGATCTTTACCGTTGACCCTTCTCCGTCAACAAACTTAATCCAATCGCCGTAGACTTTCATCCTACGCACGGCGTCAATTTCAGCGCCATCAGAACCAAGATTCATTTCGTTCTCCCAATCATGTTAGCTGGATGTAGCAGCCACTTGGTTCCCAAGAACCTGATGGACTTGACCCACTGCCGTTGGTTGTGGCGATCCGTTGACCGGATGCCGCTGTTGAAGTGCTGGCGCACTCGGGTGAGCATTTTGATTTTCACTTGCTCACCTTGACAAAGTTTACATATTTCCTGCCTTCGCGCTCGGCTTTCTTCTTGGCGTAGTACTGCTTTGCGTATGCCCGTGCCCGTGTTTTCTTTTCATCCGCAGTTTTCTTTAGAACAGTGTTGTTGTTTACCGTATTTTGTAGCTGCTCAATCAGCCCAGTCAATCGGAACAAGTTGTAGCTTATTTGCTTTTGGGATTCTGTTAATTCAGCTTGTGCTTCTTCCAAAGCGGCAATACGTTTAAATATGTTCAGGTTCATGTTGTTTCCTTGTGTAACTTGTTGAGTAGTTCTTGCGGTTTCTTTTCGGTGATCCAAAATCCAGTGGCGTTTACACTCATTCCTTTGTCAGTCATCTCCTCTACGGTCATACACCGACGGTCTACCCCGTGTTTGCCTGTGCGGTGCATATCAAATGCCTTGATGCTGTTGAAGTACTCCTTGCATCCTTGGCACTGGTTCTTATCCCCTTTAAGCAATTTCATTGGTTGCCTCTTTGATCAAGCAGGTAGATAACTCATTGGTAATGATTTCAGCAAACGATGCACCACTGGGGAACCTCATCTGTGCTGCGGTGTTAGCTTCTATCATCTTGATGCACTTGTTCACTGCCTCGTTGTACCCTTGGATGTAAGGGTTGTTGTCTGCCATTCGTAACAGGATTGCTTCCCTGATGATCTTTGCCATTGCAAGTTTCTTTTGCTTGGCAAACTTCTTTAAACGAATGTGTTCAGCCGCTTCAAGGTAGGTCATAAAGGGCATCAGCCGATTAGAAGGAATTGTTTTTTTCATGTTTCCACTGCTCAAAGATAGCCACTACTTCATCGAAGATGGATTGGGCTACGGGGTCTCCGTTAAGTTGTGACCGGGACTCAATCCCGCATTTGTCGCATAACATCGTTGCCGTTTCATTCTCATCGACCAGATCAAGGCGGTATTTCTCCGACATAAACTGTTGAAACAATGGGTCACGGCAGATCATTCCCGCCGTTTTAACTCGGTTGTTGTAAACCATCGCTGACTCATCATCTTGGATGCGAACCAGCGCACAGGCATATCGTGCCCCGACAAAATCTTTAATCAATTCAACAGGGATTTCATCTGGGTGTAGCGACAGCGTCAGAACAAAACCCGTCCGGTCTTGTTTCAACGCTACCTTTCTCGCTTCAAATTGAAGTGCCATGCTCAGAACGGAATATCGTGATCCGAGAAGTCTTGAGGTGCAGGTTGTTGCGACTGACGGTTAGCTTGCGCTTGACCTTCAGGAACAAAACGATTCACAGCAAGCGACAGGAAGGTATGACCCTTCTTGTCTTGCTTCTTCCACCCACTCAGCTTGATCACCATGATGTCGCCATCCATCTGGGCATTGGTCATGTCCTTGATGTTCACCGCCAGAGTTCCCCAGTAGTCAGGAGACTTCTCGGTCTTCTTGGTTGCGTTAGCACGGAGTGAACCGCCATCGGGTAGTTCTTTGAACTCAGTTTTGTATTCAGCCATTTTTAGCCTCTTTCAGTTGTTGTTTCAGGTTTGCAAAATACGACAGCACATCTTGGTACAGACTCAAATGGGTCTTCTTCAGGGACTCTAGTTGAAGCTGATTGCTTATCCAATAGCTGTTTAAACTCTCGACATCCTTGCAGATGTTTGTGTACTCAATCATCGACTTAGCAAATAAGGCTCTGCTTTCGTCGCTGTTGTCCCACTCAGTGGGCTGTGGGGGTAGCACCCGCTGCTTCTTTACTTCCTTGGGAACTTCCTTTGTCTCCTCTTCTTTCTCAGGTAGGTCTTCACCAGCGTAGATGTAAAGACCCAGCCCGTGCATAGCCACTGCCTTTGTGAGGCAGCGCATGAGGGATGTGTTTACATTGAAGGCATCTACCTTCTCTGTTTGGTCTTTACCGTACTTGTCCTTGAAGGTTCTACCCGCAATGGATATGGGAGCATTGCGACTGTTCATCACTGGTAGCCAGCAAGTCACGGGCTTACCAAAGATCGTCACAGACACCCATACCATAGCTGTGTCACCTACGGTCATAAACGGTTCACCGTTAAATGTTTGCACCGCAAAGTCAGCCTTTGGATCAGCCTTAAGTACCTCCGCCCATGCCCATGCCCATGACAGGTAGGACAGTCCGTTCTTTTCTTCCTTGTGGTCATTTACATTGACCTTGAGCAAATCAATTTGATTCATTGCTTTCCTTTTGATATTGACTACACCACTGGTTCACACCGCAATAATTACCTGTGCATCGTTTGGGTTCTCCTTTCCTTGTTTCAACGTAACCTTTCTCTTTCTCTGCCAACTCGTTTGCCTCCTCAATGGATTTAAACAACTTGATCGCAGTCTTCCTGCCTTCGCGCTTCACGGCAAAGACAGTCTCTGACATCCACCGCTCTTCGTCGGTGCAGTCCTGTAGCTCTTCGTTAAAGTCCCGTGCCACCTTTGCCTTCTGATGCATCCGCAGTCGATCACGGACAAAGGTCTCAGCGGTGTATGAGTCCCAGATCGGGATATCCACCACGGTAATGGGTGACTCAGGGTAGTTCTCTTTCTTTTCGTATTTGGTGTAGTCCCGGAGCATTGCACAGACCTTTAGACCCACCACCCGCTCTCTCTTGACGGTCTCCACTAGCCACTTGTACAGGTTCAGTTGCTCTACCCATTCACGCTTCTCTTTCATCACCGACCAAACGGAGGTGAACTTGTAGTCCCACAGGATGATCCCTGCCGGGGTCACCTCTTGGATATCAATTGCACCGCTAACGGTGGTTCCTTCCAACTCAGTGAACAGACGCTCTTCCTTGATGAAGTTCTTGGTCTGTATCTCCTCAAACCTTGAATGGAGGGCAGTACCAAGGAATGCATAGAGCATCTCGCTGATGTACTGCTCCAGCGCATCGTCGTACTGTTCGCGTAACCTTTGCACTTTGGGAGGAGACAACAGCCCTGTTACACTGTACTCACTCTTGCCCTTGCTGTACCTGTCCTTGCTCATCATCTCAACGAGAGGCTGTGGTAGATCGTATCGGTTGGTAATTTTCATGTGGAGTCCTTTCAATGAAACACAATGATAGTGATGTTAGCACGGAAATGCAAGCAATATCAAAAATTATTTTTGGTGAGCCTGCAAGCAAGGCAAACTCACGCAAACTTGTTCACTTCGGAGGGATGTCTAGACTGATCAAGTCGGACAAAGCACTAGGCTATGCTGATGCGTTTAAACAACAGTGGCAACCAGAGCCGGTGTTGTTGACTGGTGATCTTCGGGTGACGATGCATATCTATTACGCATCACGGAGACCGGACTTGGACGAGAGTTTGATCTTGGACCTGATGCAGGGGATTGCTTATGTAAACGATAGACAAGTGAAGGAGCGCCATGTGTACTGGGGTCTTGACCCTGAGTCCCCGAGGACGCTGATTAAAATTGAAACCATCGCGGAAGTTGCTCCCAAAAAAATGCCCCGGCAGAAGCGGGGCAAAGCCCCGGCAATCACGGGGTAGGGAGGAGACAACCAACCCACATTATAGAGGATTATTTATGGACATCGTCGATTACGCTCAACATCTCATGGCACTGGAGCGAATGCTCAAGGAAGCCCACTCACTGTGCCTTGACAAGAGCTACATGGACGCAGGGAGACTGACCTACGACATCATTGATGAAGCCCGGAAGCTGTCGATGTGCTTGCATTACATGGACGACCAAGAAAATTCTTTTAAAAAAGTTGCGGCCTAAGAAAATTCTGGTACAGTAGAGTTGTTGCCGTAGGAAGCGACAGACTGAAGCCGTTTACTCATGCCTCTTCCACCATTGGTGGTTCCTACAGGGGGCAGTAGTAAACGGCTTTTTTACTTTCTACAGCATCCGTACTCCACACGATAGCAAGCGTTCAACCTGACGGCGTGGAAGCAAAGGGTTACACGGTACGTCTTTGACTAGGGGGCAGTTCCCGAACAATCCGTGCGGCTGGTCGCATCATCAAGCCGAGGGGTTAAGGTAACTTAACATGATGATCCACGTAAGTGGGGTGAAACCATTCCTTCCTTCCTCTTATTTGGGGTAGGGGGGTCTTTGGGTGAAATTTATTAAAACAGCCCCCAAAGGGGCGCAGGGAATTAACGGTGACACTTAATCAGAGAGAGCAACATGGGCATTCAATCAATTAGCGAGAACAAGATGGCAATCCAATCAGTATTTGAAGAGTACTTCGGTACACCTGCTAGGGAAATGGTCAGAACAACTGACCCAGACACTAGCGTAGCGGCGGCTCTTTCGGTAGACTCAACACAGCTTGAGGCAATGGTGTACGAGATCATTGCAAAATACCCTAACGGATGTACTTCTGACGAGGTTATGCATCATTTCCCAAGCCACGGTGTGCAAACGATTTCCCCTCGATTTGCTCCGTTGATCCGTAAGGGTTTTATCTATGACACTGGTGAGCGCCGTCGGGCATCATCAGGCAGAAGTCAACGAGTAATGAAGGTGGTTCAAAAATGACACGAGATTACAAGGCAGAACAGGCTTACGATGGCAGTCCTGCCGTGAAGAAAAAGAGAGCGCAGCGCAACAAAGCGCGGCGGATCATGGAGAGAGAGGGAGTGGTACACAAGGGTGACAATTTGGACGTTGATCACAAAAAACCCTTATCTAAAGGCGGCACGACTGTGCGGGGCAACCTCGCTGTAAAGTCTGCCAGCGCCAATCGTTCGTATAAAAGAAACCCCGACGGCTCAATGAAATGAACGCAGAGTTCATCGAACAGTTTCACTTCGGTGAGACTGCAAGGGTAAGCTGTCCCTATTGTTCAGCGGACAGGAAAAATCAAAGAAGCAAAGACATGGTTCTGACCCGTAAATCTGACGGGGCAGTTGTTTACACATGTCATCACTGCTCGGCCACAGGATCAGTACAACCTAAAACAACGGAGAGAAGAATGCAACCAAAACTAGCGGCAGTGCCTAGTCCAGAGATTATCCAAAACCAGCTACAGAGTCATCACTACGATTGGTTAAAGAGCCGGGGGATCAGTAAAACAACGGCAGACACAATGAAACTGTTCGCCGCCTCAAAGTTCTTTAACAAACTCGGGGCAGAAAAAGATTCAATAGGCTTTCCTTATTACCGTAACGGCTCTTTAGTAGCAGCCAAGTACCGCAGCTTCCCTGACAAAGCGTTTACACAAAACGACGGCGGCGCACATGACTTCTTCGGGATTGACAATGTAGAGAAAGGACAACCCATCATTGTTGTCGAGGGAGAGATTGACTGCCTTACTCTCATAGAGGCAGGAATAAACAATGTAGTGTCAGTGCCTTCAGGCGCTCCGGTAAAAGTGGCAGACGGGAAAGTCCTTCCAAGTGAGGACAAGAAGTTTAGCTTCGTATGGAACGCTGTAGAGATACTTGACGCAGCACCTTACGTGATTCTTGCAACGGATCAGGATGTACCGGGGCAGGCTCTTGCTGAAGAGTTAGCAAGGAGAATAGGTAAAGACAAGTGTCGCCTTGCTAAGTTTTCTGGGAAAGACCTGAATGAAGTCTACAACGACCCCTCACAGACAAACGACCCCTCACAGAGAATACAGGATATCCTTGACGCCGCCGCCCCGTACCCCGTCGCCGGTCTGTCGCAAGCGGCCACCTATGAGGATCGTTTAAACGACCTGTATGCCAAGGGGTCAGGGAAGGGGTTCAGCACCGGGTATCCGTCCGTCGATAACGTTTACACAGTCGCACCTAGTCAACTAACGGTCATCACCGGGTATCCCTCCAGCGGCAAGAGTAATTTCGTTGACCAGCTAATGGTCAACCTAGCACGGGCGCATGACTGGAAGTTTGCCATCTGTTCATTTGAGAATCAGCCTGAGATTCACATCAGCCGACTGATGGAGATGTTTACACACAAACGTTTCTTTGATGGCGCACAGAGAATGTCCGACTCAGAGAAGACCCATGCCTTTAAGTGGGTCAATGAGCATTTTCTTTTCATCGATACCAACGGGGAAGAGCCATCTACCCTAGAGTCGATACTGACAAGGGCAAAGGTCGCCATCAAGCGCATGGGCATCAGGGGGTTGGTGATTGACCCCTACAACTACATTGAGTTGAACAAAACCAACAGCACCGAGACCGAGGCGATATCCAATATGCTGACCAAGGTCCAGCAGTTTGTAAAAGCCCATGAGTTGCATTGCTGGTTTGTCGCTCATCCATCAAAGGTGAACCGTTCAGGGGTAGAGCAGCCCCGGCCAGATGGAATGTCCATCTCTGGTTCGATGGCATGGTGGGCTAAGACCGATTGCGGTATCACCGTCCACCGGGGTGATGGGAATGTCGTGGAAATAGCAGTCTGGAAATGCAGGTATCGGTGGGTCGGCACTCAGGGGGAGACTTCCCTCCTGTACAACAAGGTCGCTGGAACCTACAGCGAAAACCTTGACAACTTCTAGGCTCACCAGATGAGCCTGATGTTTAAACAGTTTGTTTCGTCAGTTTTGGCAGTACCAAATATCAGGGGTATCAGGGGTATCATGGGTATCAGTGATGTTTAAACAGAGAAGGGGGCCAATGCCCCCTTTTTTATGTCCCCTTGTTTGCGTGGTAAATCGCGGTCAGGAATTCCTTGTATGCGCCCCTGAATCGCGGGTAGCCATCCTTGCCCTGTACGTATACGACCCAGCGGCCCTCATAAGCCACGTACAAGCCACGATCAGGGGCAGAGGGCACCTCCACCACCAACCGGGGGTATTTAAGAGCAGGACGGAACGGTAAGCCACTGTCTACAACCTTAACCTTCAAGGACTTGCTTTAGCAAGTCGCTGATACGCACCTGATGTTCAGGCTCGGCCGTCAGGTACATATCTTCCAGCAGTTCTATCATGTCTGGGGCAGCAGCGATCAGTCGAGCGTTTAAACACTGGCTCCGAAATGCCAAAGTCTTAGATCGACAGTCAGCAATCCTGAGTTCACCGAATGATGTAGAACACCAGACCGACTGCCCGGTAGGCCACCAAGGTGCGCCGAATGGGTTAGAGGCCATCTTGGACCTCCTCGCCCAGCACTGATGCCACATAGCACCTCATGGCGGCGATCAAGGGTGTTGGGCCGCTGTGCCACTTGCCGTTGTTTTCGTAATATCCATACCACTCGGCGCTGTCTGGCGACGGGTCTACGTTTATGCGCTCCCGCTCAATAATCGGCCCTCCTATGGCCCAGTCGGTTGAGTAGAAATGAGGATCGTCAATCTCTGAAATGTCCTCTCCCACTTCGCACTTCGCCACTGCCCAATCAAGGGCCACGCCCGTCAGTTCAGATGTTTTCATTTCATGTTCCAAAAATAATATACGAAAGGAATGCTCCACACGGCAGCACCAATAATTGCTTGGGTCAGTGCCCACAGAAAACGTTTCATACGGTCATCAGGGGGTCTCCCCCCTGCCTCATAGTGCAAGTTTGATTTGTTTAAACGATGCAGCAGCCAGTGCCGTCGCATCATTGACCCGGATATTGTTTGGGTAAACACCGGACACATTGAGGCCGATGCCGATACCGATAACCGTCACGCCCAGACGCTCCAGCGTGTCCACGTTAGCCCGTGCCATCTCGGCATCACCCTCGCCGTCGGTCAGCACAAACAGTATGCGCCGCGCCTCTGAGCGTTTGAGCAGCAGGTCACCACAGAATCGAATGGCGGCGGCATCATTTGTCGCGCCGCAATCAGGAACCCGCTCCAGCGACTTAGCGACTTTCACGGTCGGTGCGCTCCAGTCCGCTACTTTTGATACCGTGCGCCCGAATGCGGCCACCAGTACATCACCGCCAGCGGCTTTGACCGCCTGATGGATAGCCACAACAGCAGGGACCGCATGGTCCATGTAGCATTCGCGCTTGCCCGTTGTCGCGTTGAATTCGTTGTCATACATCGAATTGCTGGCATCAAGCAGGATCACAACAGCAGAGTCAACGCCCTCGACTTCATCACGACGTTTAAACACTCTGTCAGACCCGGTAGCGAGTGACGGCAGCGCCCGGACGTTGAGCGCCCCGGCCTTGCGGTTGATAGCCCAGTCAGTACGCGCCGAATTGTCAAACAGGGTCTTGACTTCATATTTCAGTTTGCCGCCACCAGTCGAGCGAGTGTCGAATGTACGGTAGCCGGGTTCCAGTGGCTGGTCCCATGACGGGGCACTGCGCTCACGGCAGTAAGTGCCGCCACCGCCAGCCTCACCAGCATCAGGGCATGATGGCTCGACTTCACGGGCGGGACCATTTGGCGCGGGTTTAGTAGCAGGGCCAGCATCACCGCCGTTGGCCTCGCCGGAACCCTCGCCAGTGCCATCAGAATCGTCACCAGCGCCATCGTCGCCCTTGCCTGTACCCTCACCCTCAGATTCGCCGCCAGCCTCTCCTGCGCCCTCTCCAGCAGCCTCGCCAGCATCCTCTGCGCCGGGTCCATTGTCGCCGTCGGTACTATCATCATCACCGGGCTGGTCTTGTGGCTTGTCTTGCGGGAGTGCCTGTAGCTGATCAAAGACCCAGATGGCAACTGCCAGCGTGTCGTGACTGTTTAAACATCCATCGATCCTCTTGCTTGCCTCATCAAAGATGGGACCAAGACCCTGCGCCAGCGGGACTCGCCGTGCATACCTGCGCCCGTAGACGGCCAAAGCAAATGGGTATTGGCGGGGGTCTGCCCAGTCGATCTTAGCGGCCATTGCCTCACTGATCATGCCGTCAATCAACACCGTCAGCAGATGAGTGATGTTGCCAGTGAGACCAGCCTTGATGCCCTGCCGCTCAATCCAAATGTCCTCCACTGCATTGTGCAGACTGTCAACGTAAGAGCGGCCATCACGGGCACTAAAGTCGGTGTACTTGCGGTGCAACAGTTCATGCACCACAAACCCAACGTACCGCTCCAGCATGACCTTCGGCACAATGGCGTCGGCAGCGACATCTTTGAGCAGGATGCGGCCTGACTGACTGATGGCAGCAGTGGGCACGTAAGGAGACCACTCAATAGTCACCGGACGCAGACCCAGAGCAGAGCAGACTTTGTGACAGGCAGCCTCAACAGCCTGATGTAGTTCGTGACCGCGCATTACAGTTCTCCCTCAATCAGTGATACATCAATACTCGCCAGCCTGATGGCCTCAAGAGCCAGCGCAGACTCAGGCGGCTGTTTGGCCGCAATGGTGGTGGACCATGCTTCATCGACAGACAACAGGTCCAGCGCCCGAATAAAGGCCACCAATTGGCGCAGTGATGGGGCGTCAACGATATCGCCAGTGTCTACCTTTGCACGGGCCAGATTGATGGCCTTGACCACGTGCCGCGCCAGTTTTTCGGTGCAGCCAGTGTGCCGCACCAGCGCCTGCACCTCGGTCGCCTCGGGCAGATATTTAAACGGCAAGACTCGGGCAAAACGGTCCAGCAGGGATGAGTTCATTGACCGTGTCCCAGCATAGCGGCCTGAGTCATCACCATTGCCCAGCGTATTGTCGGCCCCCATGATCATCACACCAGCAGCGCGAGACCAGACCTGACCGCCAATGTTCACGTGGCTATTGGGTTCAAGCAGGGCATTCAGGACCGCCAAATTTGCCGGATCTGCATTGCTGATTTCGTCCAGCAAAATGACTGCACCGGGGGTCACAAACGCCCGGAGGAAGTCGCCCGGTACAAACTCAGTTGCACCGTTCACCAGACCAACAGCACCGACAAAGTCCTCGGGGCTTGTGTGCTTCGTAAAGTTGATGCGTGTAAACAGACGGTCAGTCTTAGCTGCCCACTGTTTAGCGGCCTCGCTCTTACCCGTGCCTTTCGGACCGCCAAGCCAAATATTTTCCCCCGTGCGCTGCGCCAGCACCAGATGCCTGATCAGGGTCTCGGTCCAGATGTAGTGCGGGTCAATCGGACCAGCATCAGGATGACCCCAAAGATCAATCGTCAGGGGCTGACCGCGACGGTCCAGCACTGGTACATCAAAGGCATAAGCGCAAGTTTCAGTGCCAACGGGCGCAGCGATCACGGTCATGACCTGAGCCTTGACCGAGTCAGTCGCCCCGGCCAGTGCATCGTTTATCGGCCTGATGGCAGCAGCCACCGCCACGGCCACGGCAGCAGAGACATCAGCAGGGTCAACGGCTGGCCTACGCTGGGCAGCAAGAGCGGCGGTCTCAGCGCGAGATGCAACCGCCCCGGCAGCGGCAATGGCACTAGTCAGGTCAGTCGCAAGACGGTTAACGGCACTGGTCATGTCCAACGGTAGACGGCTAATGTGGTCATTGAGCCTAGCTGTCTCTCGCAAGGCATTCGCCGCCCAGTCCTTCGCCAGAGTGGCGTCAGTGGCAGCAGCAGCGGCTTGCCTTTGAGCATGATCAGCAGTGGCAGCAACATCAGTGTTGACCGCCCCGGTTCCTGAGCAAAGTGCCCGGACCCTCGCGGCATCCCAGCCCCTTGAGTCCAGTGCCGCTGCGTCAAGAGCCTTTGACCCCTGTGGGGGCAAACCAACAGACTTGACGGCCTCAATAAGCCAGTTTGTCGGGCATGACAGCAGCCCCGCCAGACGGGCGCTCATGCTGCCACCTCCAGCACCATGTTGACTTCATGCACTGGGCAGATGGGCATACCGACCCGCGCCCACTTGGCCGTCAGGCGAACGTGATACTTGCAATCGGGGCAAGTGGCCTTCAACATCCGGGTAGTCTGCACTGGCTTCTCGCCGACAGTCAGGGCAGAGTGAGGGTAAGCCCCCATTTCATTAATCAGGTCCAGCCAGCGCCCATCAGAGAGCGCCCCGTCAGCATCAAGACCGAGGCCGAGCGGGTTTGCCTTTGAGGCATTACACAGTTGCATGAGCAGGACAGCGAACACATGGGCACTGTCTGCCACTGTGGGGCTGATCAGTATCTCAAAGGTGCCGTCTCCTGATGCTTTGTCAGACCAGCACTCACCCAGAGTGCCACTGCGTCGGAAGGTGGAGGGGAAACCGCAAGTGATGCGGACCTTTGGGAGGGGATGTCCTGCCATCTCTAGCAGGGGTGCAGCCTCAAGAGCGGCGGTAGTCAACCAGTCTTCGCGATTCATTGGGTCATCTCCAAAACACTGCGAAAGTGCAGTCCAATGCCCTATGGGCATCAGGCTGGACTCTCAGCAAAGGTTGCGGTGGACCTTGTCGTAGTAGTCCTCTTCCTCGGTCTCTTCGACCTCTTCTACCGGATCACATTCGTGATACTTGCGCTCTTCATTGGCCTTCAGCCATGCGGTGTATTCGTAGTCCATTTGTTTCTCCATTAACACTGCGAATTGCAGTCCAATGCCCGAGGGCATCAGGCTGGAATCAATAGTTCCAAGGGGTCAGGTTCATGCGCTTGGCCTCGCGCTTGGCCTCTACCTTTGAATCAAAGTACAGGTGTTGCTGGACAGAGTCAGAGTGCAGGGCGGGTGTTGCATGAACGATCAGTTCAAAGCGAAACCCAGTGCGTTTAGCTGCTACAAAAATGGAAGCGTACATTCGATATCTCCGGTCACTGCGACATTGCAGAAACCCGACCTTACCACAAAGTCAATATTGGTCATGTAAACAGAGCACTATTTACTTGACTAAAGTTGAGGGGTATTAGTCAGAGATGGTCAACGGTCATCAAAAAGAGATTTGCGAATGCGCCTACGTGCGCGTAGCATGGACCGTGCCAAGTGCCAAAAAAAGGGTCATGCACCAAAATGGTGAAAACGCTCAGAACGGCTCAGGATCGACGATCAGAGGGTAACCAAGGGCTGGGTAGCCTAAAAATAGTTTGACGCAGCCACGGCCCGATTAGGTGCCTTCCCGGTGCCATAGGGTTTACCCTGATTTTGTGGATAACTATGGCCTTTTTGACCACTTTCTGTGGGGATAACTTTGCTTTGAGGTGTGGATAACTAAACCTGTGGATAACTTCCTGTGGATAACCCGAAAAGTTATCAACAGCCTGTGGATAGCTTGTGTACAATCAGGCAATGAGAACAGTACTGTTTAAACATACAGTAAGTGAACACTGACTAACTTAGGACCAGACCATGACCAATGAAGACCAGTCGAAGTGATTACCTCAGAGACTTGCAGACTGCCATCGATGAGATTGACGACACTCATCCTATGTTGGCACCGCAAGATGGCGACAACGATGGTGACGGCCCGGCAATGAGCGAAGCGGAACGGTTGGCAGTGGACGCAGATGCACCAAGAGTCAGATCAATAAGGCAGAGACCACTAACAAGCAAACAGCTTGCATTCGTCAGAGCAATCGTAGAGGGTCAGAGCCAACGTGCAGCCTACAGGTCAGCGTATCCAGATGACAGATCAGCAGACCACAGTGTCAGTGCAGCAGCGGCAAAGCTGATGAAGCACCCAGTGATCAGCCAGATGTTAGAGGAGGCATGGTCCGAAACGGTAGAGTTGTTGGCAGATGATGCAGCGGCCACCAAGAGGTACGTGATGAGGCAGCTACTCGCAATGAGCAAGACAGCCAAACAAGAAGGGTCTCGACTCAAGGCTCTAGAGATGATGGCACGTAGTGCAGGTCTCTTCCGGGAGCAAGTGATTGATGCATCACCAGCACCAAGTGCAGCACAGTTGAAGAGAGAGTTGGCTGGGCATCTCAAGCTCATCAATGGCAAGGTGTAAACGGCACAGCAGAGACCCCACCCAGTGGGGGAGACCCCTTGTATGCGCTTGACAGCCCCTCCGCACATTACGCTCTAATCCACTCATGGGAATATGTTCCTCTTAAGTACCCCCATCATCTTCCAAAACTAAAACCACCCCCCCCTATATAAAAATTTAAACATGAAGTGCGAACGTTCTTATATAATGTAAACATGACCAAGAAAAGGACGTTAGTGCTGGAGTTTATTAAAGTTTACACAAGGATGCATGGTGTATCGCCTAGCTATGAAGTAATAGCTAAAAGCCTTGGACTTAGTTCCAAATCAAACATCCACCGGATTGTTCATCGTTTAAAGGATGATGGATTTATTACGGTAAAGGCTTATAAGTTCCATTCGGTAAAGCTGGTAGATCAATCTGTGAAGGCAATAACGAGCTTATGACGTTACTTACAAGGAAAGAGCTTGCTGATTACTTAAGCATGGTGGATAAGGCTCCAGATGCTGAAAGGAAAAAGATCACTGCTTTGTTAGAGATGGACCGGGTAGAAAGGTGCAGGGAGTCCTTCTTGTTCTTTGTGAATCAGATGTGGCCTATCTTTATCTCAGGTAAACATCACCAGATGATGGCAGATGCTTTTGAGAGGGTGGCATCTGGGAGTTTGAAGAGATTGATCATCAACATGCCTCCAAGGCACACTAAGTCAGAGTTTGCCTCTTGGTTGCTTCCTTCTTGGTTCTTAGGTAAGTACCCTGAGAAGAAGATCATCCAGACTGCTCACACGGCAGAACTGTCTACTGGGTTTGGACGTAAGGTTAGGAACTTGGTTAGCTCGGAGCAGTACTCAAAGATTTTTGATACTAAGCTCTCCACTGACTCCAAAGCCGCAGGTAGATGGAACACTAACAAGGGTGGTGACTACTTTGCCATTGGTGTAGGTGGAGCAGTGACTGGTAAGGGTGCTGATCTTTTGATCATTGATGATCCTCATTCGGAACAGGAAGCTAAACAGAATAACCCGGCGGTGTTTGACAATGTGTATGAGTGGTACACCTCTGGTCCAAGGCAGCGTTTACAGCCCGGCGGGGCAATTATTATTGTGATGACCCGTTGGTCAAAGAGAGACTTAACGGGGCAGATTCTTAAGAACACCGCAAAGGACGGAGTAGATCAGTGGGAGGTGATTGACTTCCCTGCCATTCTTCCTTCTGGTACTCCTCTCTGGCCGGGGTTTTGGTCTAAGGAGGCTTTGGAAGCTCTTAAGGCAGAACTTCCCGTAGCTAAATGGGAAGCTCAGTACCAACAGAATCCCACCTCTAATGAGGGAGCAATCATTAAGAGGGATCAGTGGAAGATGTGGAGTTCCAAAGAACCACCTGATTGTGAGTATGTGATTCAGTCATGGGATACAGCCTTTGAGAAGAACAACAGGGCAGACTATTCAGCTTGTACAACATGGGGGGTGTTTAACTACCCCAATGAACATGGTGACGCAAGGACAAACATTATCCTGTTGGATGCGTTTAAAGACCGAATGGAGTTCCCAGAGCTTAAGAAGAAAGCTTTGGAAATGTATCAGGAATGGAACCCCGACACGTTAATCGTGGAGAAGAGAGCTACCGGAGCGCCTTTAATCTACGAGCTACGGAAGATGGGTATACCCATGTCTGAGTACACGCCCGGAAAGGGCAATGACAAGGTAAGCCGTGTAAACTCCATATCAGACTTGTTTGCATCAGGCATTGTCTGGTGCCCTGAAACCAGATGGGCAGAAGAAGTAATGGATGAGCTTGCTTCATTTCCCAACGGTGACCATGATGACTTGGTTGATTCCAGTAGCCAAGCGTTAATGCGGTTCAGGCAAGGTGGGTTTATTCAGATTGAATCCGATGAGAAAGACGAGCCTAGAACGTTTAAACGTCGGATTACTTATTACTAAGGATTGCTATGGCTACGAATATCGACAAGTCTCTTAACCAAGCCCCGCTGGGGCTGGATTCCATAGTTCCAGATGATTTTGACCAAGGACTGGAGATTGAGGTAGTTGATCCAGAAATGGTAACCATGTCCGACGGTAGTGTGGAAATCACGTTAATCCCTGACGCAGAAATGGGTGGGGGATTTGGAGAAAACTTAGCAGAGCTAATGGATGAAAGTGACCTGACAAGTCTTTCGTCAGAGCTTTTAAGTTTGGTAGACGCTGATATTTCTGCCCGTAAAGAGTGGGTAGAGGCTTATGTCAAGGGATTAGAAGTCCTTGGGATGAAGTACGACGAACGTACTGAACCTTGGTCTGGAGCCTGCGGGGTTTACTCTACAGTTCTTACAGAAGCTGCCATTCGTTTTCAAGCGGAGATGGTTACTGAAACTTTCCCGGCTCAAGGACCGGTTAAAACTCAGATCGTCGGGGCTATTAATAAGCTAAAAGAAGAAGCTGCTGCTCGTGTCCAAGAGGATATGAACTACCAGATTCTGGAAAAGATGCCAGAGTACCGCCCGGAGCATGAGCGGCTGCTGTTTAATTTGGGTCTATCTGGTGCTGCGTTTAAAAAGGTGTACTTTGATCCCAGTCTGGGCCGTCAAGTAGCCATTTTTATCCCGGCAGAGGAAATTATTATTCCTTACGGGGCTTCCAGTGCCCAAACTTCCGAGCGCGTTACCCATGTAATGCGTAAAACGGAGAACGAAGTACGCAAATTACAGGTAGCTAAGTTCTACAGGGATGTGGATTTGGGTGAACCAGTGCATATTTCGACTGACGTTGAGAAGAAAAAGGCAGAAGAACAAGGTTACAGCGTTACCGATGATGATCGGTTCCAGCTTATGGAGATTCACGTAGATTGGGACATGCCCGGTTACGAAGATGACGATGGAATTGCTCTGCCTTATGTCGTGACTATTGAACGAGGGACCAGTAG